CACCGCTGCTCACCAAGTATGTCGATGATGTATAGCTTTGCAACAACTCCGCGCTTAATGACGCATTCCAAGCGTACTTAACACCAGTTGACGTTACATTTGGATAAGTCGTTACCGTTGTGCCGTATTGCTCACCAAACTCAACCTCATACGCCTTGTAGCTATTTGTGCAACGCTGAAAGCCGTACACCGATGTGTTGAAGTCGGAACTGATGTAGGACTTAATGATAGCGGATATATCCACAACACCGTATCCTGTAATAGGATTAGCATCAAAGGTTAATCGTGTAGAACCTGCAACACCCGACACGTACACGTCAGCAACGTAACGGAAATTAGGTTGTGTTGTGTTAGTAGATGCAATTACGAACCGCATATCATTGTATACGGGTGTCCAGTCTTCTGGTTGATCTGTAATGTTAATAGCCATTAATCTTCAAGTATTTGAGCCACAAACACCTCACCGCTTTCGCTTAGTAATGTTTGCAGCAATTCATTTATGTTTTCCTCTTGCCACACTTCGCTAAAAAATCCTTTGCCTCTGCTAACAAATCCTTTCTTGTGAATCTTTGACGCAATAGCATAGGACAAAGAATCGCGCCATTCTAAAGAACTTTTGAAAGTGCGGTTGTAGTATTTGCCCGTCTTTTTGTTGTATACTTTTTGGCTTAGTTGTGGTGCAATTCCACGTTTACTGATCCACAACAATAGATTCTTACGTACTGATCCATCACCACTTCCTCTTGTTGGTTTACGTCCCTGATCGACATACTTCCAATAGTCGTTCATGGTTATTGTCAACACGTAGCCATCATCTGTACGCTCTACCTGTGGCGTGATGGACTGTGCTAAATCGGAATCACCTAAAAATGGATCTTTCTTTGTAAGGTTGTTCCGGATTTCATTAACGACATTTTGCGCCCATGTTGTAAGGGTGTCGAATACAAAGTCATCGGGATTGCCGCCTGTTACCGCCATGCCTATAAAATTACATGAACGGGTTAACGTTTAGCGTACCTGCATCTTCTGCTTTATTGCCTCCATACGCTCTTTGTGGTCATCCTGCACGTCTTTCATAAGTGCCAAGCGGTTGTACCACTCAATCAGCGTCATATTCCAATACGCATCCTCTTTGGTCTTATCCCCGTTCGTGATCTCGTAGATATTTAGTTGCCATCCCCAATGTTCATGGATGCTAACGCCTTGTTCACCTCCGCCTCCAGTTTGTCGGTTAGTTCCTCCAAATAGGTTGCGATAAGCGGTTCGAGTTTCTTTGATGCCGCGCAAAAAAAAAGCGCGATACCGATTGCTACGTCTGCAGGTAGATGTTTTTTGAATAGTTCGCACTTATCAACAAATGATAGTTGCTTTTTAAATAGCTGCTTACGTTGCTCGGAAAAGATAGCGACGATGTAAGGCAACTTATCGTATAGGTTATCTGCATTTAATCGCAGCATCTTTACATCTTGCTCGTGATGCACTTTGATTGTGTTAACGTTAGGTAAGCAAGTGAATTTATACCCGTTAACCTTAAATGCCGGAATGTAACGCGCTGACGGCTCTACGGATAACAACGCATACAACTGTTTCCGGTATTCGTTAAAGTCTTTAAAGGATAGGTTTGTGAAGTAGTTGTCAGGCTTTCCGTGAATCATGGATAGCAATGCAACATCCTTATCTAATTGCTCTATTTCGTCCTTAGGTTGTACGGCTGCAATGCGGAAAAAGTCGCCTAATTGACCTGCCTTTAATTTTTGATAGTTCATGTTAATATCTGATTGAGAATTGATGTCCTTTACTTTCTTTAAAGCAATTATACGCTATTGCCGTAGCCATTACACCGTCATCGTGGAATCCGTATGGCGCACCGTATTTGATCGTCCTTGACTTAGCGTTGTACTCAAAGGTAAACACATCGAACTCCTTTTGCAACCAGTCAATAGGTAAGAATGTTACCTCACCATTTTGTGTAGCAACCGCCAACTGCTCAATCGCGTCATTCTTTGACTTGCTTGTTGTTACGAACGGCTCTATGTTTTGCGGGTTACGGCATTGCTGCTTTATTTGATCTATTAACGCATCACCGATACTGTTAACCTCGACAAATGCACGTGCGTTAAATTGATTAATTACGGTAGTTATTTCCCGTGTGATATTTGCCCACGTGTTATGTCTCCAGCGATTAATGTACACCTGTTTGCCTTGCTCGTTAAAAATCGACAGTACCGAATAGTCATCCGCCCTACCTAAGTCAACACCTGCAAAGAAACGTGTCCCACCTGCAGCATCTTCCCACTTTGGCGCAAATATTCCCGCACCACCGTCGATAAACTCCGCTAAGTATTCCTGCCTGAATACATGGTCGGGTAATGTCAACCGCGCATCGTCTATTTCTTGTGGATTGATTAACGGGTTATCGTACGAACTCATCCGGAACGATTTGTACTGATCGTTAACCCCTGACAAGTTATACAGGTTATAAAAGTGGTTTTTTCCCTTTGGTGTACTAATCAATAACACCTTGCGACCTTTGACAAGGACAGTAGCACGTAGCACCTCCGTCCATGCTGCTTCGTCCATAAACGCAAACTCATCGCATACAAGGTAATCGAATGTAAAGCCTCGTATGTTGTCGTAACGTTCCGCGCTGAAGAATTGAAGCGAAGATTTGCCGATCTTAATAGTTAACTCCGTTGCATTTTTTTCGATTAGTCCCGTCCCCTCAAATGCCAACACCATTTCCTCAAATACTTTCTTGGACTGCTTGTAAACGGGTGAAATCCACGCGCACTTACATCCGCTATTGTTGAACATCCAATAAAATAGTTGATTCATCGCCAACATCGTTTTACCGAATTGACGACCAATGTTAAGCACGTAGTATTTGTAGTTACTACCGTTTATCGAATCATGAATCTTTTGCTGATTCTGATGCGGACGGTACAACTTCACCGAAAGATGCTTGGACATTAGTTATGTTTTGGTTTTGGGTTACTTCGTCCTTCCAACCGAATTTGTTTTTCAATTTAAATATCGCGCCTTGAGTGGATGCTGCCCACATTAATTTCTTTTCCGTGTCGCCTTCCATGATCGATTCTAATATGTATATAACGTTCGCAAATTCGGGATTATGTTTGTAGTCATGCCACGATGTGCGGTTATGAAATCCTAAGTACAAACGCATATCTGCCTCGGCATATTTACCCTTGTAAACGTCATCTGCCCATTCAAAATAAGATAAACCTGCCGTCAAAAGTTCCTCGGGTGTTTCCCACAAACGCGGTCTGCCTACATTTTTTTTGATTAGCGACCAAATGTTACGTTCTGTAAATCTTCCCTTTTCGTCTCTACCTGTTTCGCTCATATTCTTCTATGTGTTCGTTAATTCGTTCGTATAAATGTCTGATGCAGGATGAACAAGATAGCGATAACAACTCCTTGTATATTTCCATATACACTTGTCGCATCGGTTCACGCGGTGCGGTGCTAACCTCCTGCCCTACTGACTTGAATCGCTTAATAGCGTCCATGTGCGGTGCTAAAAAGTTGTATTGCTGCTCGGTCATCGCTGTAGCTTTTTATGGAACTCCATTCCCAATACGGCAACAAACGAAGCCAACGCGCTCATGAGTATTGTTAGTAGAATGGACTTCATATCACTAAAATTACAGAATAGCGTAATGTTAACGGCTAAGGCTACCCACCACGCCATGCACAACTCGCAGGTAAACGGCTTCATGTGTACTTTGCCGGTATATTTGAGCAGGATTTGAGACGGTATTAACGTCATACCTACAAACCAATACGATGCGATTCCGATCAATGCTGAAATTAATAACTGTTCCATGTTTATTTGTTTTCTATTACGTATGAGAATTTACTAAGGTCTACTGAAGCATCCCACACCCTTTGAATGTGGTACGTCCCATGATAGTTGCTGTTTTCTTTGTCGCTTTCGGTTAGGCAGTATGTTATTAATCGTTTGCGATGTCGACGGCAAAAGTTCATTAGTTCGGTATGCTTGGCAATATCCTCGCATCCTATCTGAACGATTTCTCCTGTAGCTGACTTTATTAGTTCGTAGTTAATCATATTAAAATCCTTGAGAAAGTAAACAAACGGTCTGAGCGTGTGGTAAATGACCAGCGTTGCCATAATAGGCAAAAAATGTAGAATGAGGATGCAAAGGCTTTATTTTTTCTTTGGCTAATAAGACACTCATCACCGACTGATCGTGCCTGTGTCCCTTCACTCGATTGTCTTGACTTACTTGGTTAAATTGATTAGACCAATCACCTTCGTAACAACCTTTAATTTTTGTGGCTTGGTAATATGCATCAAATAATTTTACTGCTTTGTCATTTGTGAAATTGAAGCCCATTAAACAAGCCATAATCATCGGGTGATTAAATGATTCATCTCTACTCATGCCTAAGTTGTTTAAGCATTCGTCCGAAGTGTAATCGCCAATTTTGAATCCGATGTTATCAAAGAATGCAAACCCGTTTATCTTGATGTATTCGATAAACTTGTCTATCGGTTTTATTGCGTACACGCAACTATCTGCCCAGATGACAATATCGTATTCCTTTCGCAGTTTGTCAATAGCGTATGGTTTGAAGGCATACGGCACTTCGCTATGGTTAGGATGGTCGAGGTTATTTTCAGTAAATAGATAAAAGTCTACACCCGTCAACCCATCCCTTAACCGTTCAGCATACTTAAAGTATCTTTGGCTTTTATCGCGTCCGAACTTATGACACGCACTCGCGTATGAACAAACAGCTACTTTCATTAGTATAGTTTATTTGTTGACAAATACTTATAATGATAAACGGGCTCGTCAATTTTAACCTCAGTCTTTATCAGCCCTGCATTTTTCAACTTCATGCAGTATTCGTAGTCCTCGAAGTTGCTTTTGTGTTCAAATCTTATAGCCTGTGCAATCTCTTTTTTTACAGGCGTTATGTGATTTGTTGGTCTTAGGTACACTTCGTTGCCATTTATCGTGTCTGCCATATACTCTAAATCTTTGCTGATGTACCACTTTTTCGGGTTGACTCCATCCGTAGTAATGATGCCATTTATTCCCAAAGCGTCAGGGTTTTGATCCAACGCCGTCAATATGTTGCGAATTGCGTTTTTCATCACCAT